TGTCTTCCAGTTGATACTCTACGCCGTCAATGCTGATAGGGGTTTTTTCATTTTTTCCCATCTCAGTTCTCCTATAAAAAACCTGAAACCGTCAGGCAGCGGCTTGACTCAGCGGAGTCAAATCTTCATTAGTCCAGAAGTCTTTAGCCAGCATGATGTTCAGATGCTCCTTATTCCGAGCAACTGTGTCTGCCCAATCTTCATCGGACATACCTTCGGGCTTGCCAGCGTTGATGAGGTTTACCGAGTCCATAGCGGCACTCAGATGCCGTTGGATTTCTTCTTTAGTGATTTCTTCATTCATCTTTGACTCCTTTCAAGTCTTTTGTATAACCAAGTACTACATAACCAAACCGCTCTGGGTATAGTCTAATTCTTGTGCGAACCGTTGAGTAGTTCTCACCAGTGTAATCAGCCAATTCTTTTGCACAACCAAAAAACTTACCATCAAACATCACTGCATTAGCCATGTGGTGCTTTCTGCCGCTTTTAGACTGAGACATCTTTGCTTTTGTCTCTTCTGTATACACACGGCGCTTACCAGCCTCAGATAACTTTGCTATTATCTCATCAGTAAAAACTAGTTTCGCTCTTGCCTGTCTTAGTTTTTCACGATGCTCTTCAGTTATCCCGTAACCAACAGTCCAGTGTTTATCGCCCCGCTGAGCATCAGCAATCTTCTTTTTTGTTTCTTCTGTATGTCGATACCCGCTCGGCCCTTCGCCGCCTTCTGTTTTGTTTGCCAGTTTGTATCCAAGTCTGTTTAGTTGGTCAATGCGTTCCATCTCGGCAAGAAAAGCAAACTCTTCATCTACATTGTCAACCAAAATGTTGACTGAGAAACAACCCGCTTTTGCAACAATGTTATTCCAATGTTGATTGCGTTTATGTTTTGATTGCGCCCTACGACCAGACCCCTTCCCAACATAAAACACCTTGTTGGCATCTGGTCTGATGTGTTCGTAGACGCAAAACATAAGTATCAAGCCGCCGAGTAGTGACGTGCGATTTCTTCTGCGGTGATTTCAATTTGGTCAGTCATTTTCATTTTCCTTTCAGGGGTGGGTTGCTTTGTATGCGTCGAATTCGGCTTTGAGTTCTTGGATTGCGGCGGTCAAAGTTGCTATCAAGAATGAAGTATCAATGCCTTGTGGTTTAATATTTCCATTTTCATCTACAGCATCTTTTTCACCAGTAACTGCATCTGGGCATACTTCGGCTAATTCGTGGGCAATAAAACCTTCCCCATTTGAACCATCTGATTTCCATTTATAAGTTACAGGTTTAAGTTGTTGAACTTTAGCCAAAGCACCCGTCATTGGGGCTATGTTTTCTTTTAAGCGGTAGTCGGAAGAGGTGTTGTAAGCAGTTGATGTTCCACTTATGGAAATACTGCCAGTTCCACTAAATGTCGCTCCGTTATTACAAAACTGCATGGCATTGTATTGGCTTGTGCCGCTTTGATTTGTTACAACAAAAGCATTGTTGCCATTCAAAGATTGCGCTAAAACAGCATTTGAAAATGTTGAGCTTCCAACAAATTGTGCGCCAGCAGAACTTAAAATTGATGATTGAGTATTAAATAAAAATCTTCCGCCACCATCAAAGATACCCCTCGGATTCCCATCCCCATCCGACAGCACGATGTAGTTGCTGGCTGTGCGAATGTCGAGGCCACCTTGGTTGCCGTTGTAATAACCAATAATTGTGTTTTTTGAACCAGTAGATATTGCTGCGCCAGCATTTCTACCTAACAGAGAATTGAATGAGCCTGTTGTTAAAGAATTACCTGCTCCATATCCAATTGCTGTGTTGTCTGTACCAGAGAAACTAGCAGCTTCATAGGTTCTTGAGCCACAACCTGTGTTGTAACTTCCTGTTCCATATAGGCCAGAAATATTCCCGATATATGTGCAATGCGTACCTGTTGCGTTGCTATACCCAGCCTGATACCCCACGGCTGTGTTGTAGCTGACGGTGGTGTTGGCGTTTAAGGATTGATGACCAACAGCTACGTTGCTGCTTCCAGTTGTGTTGTTTGTGAGCGACTGATAGCCGATAAATGTGTTGTTGCTACCAGTAGTGTTGGAGTAACCAGCTTCACGACCAAGCGCAACGTTGAATGTGCCAGTTGTGTTTGCTTGCAAAGCGTTTGAGCCAACGGCAGTCGTGTAGCCCACGGTTGTTGAATACAAAGCACGATAACCAATAGCTGTTATCTCAGGGACTGTTGATGCTGTGTAAGCCGCCTGATAACCAACAGCCGTGTTGTTAGAGGCGGTGGTGTTGTTGTAGAGGGCGTTATACCCAAGACCTGTATTGCCTACACCAACTGTGTTTAACCGCAAAGCAGACCTTCCCAATGCGGTATTTTCACTTCCAGATGTATTGGTCAACATTGCCCTGTCGCCAATAGCAGTGTTGTTTCCACCATTGCTTGCTGACAAAGCCAAAATACCAACAGCCGTGTTATTAGATGCTGTGGTATTTACTAATAATGCCTCACTACCGACCGCCGTATTGCTTGAACCAGTTGTATTCGCCGCCAATGCACTCGCACCCACCGCAGTGTTGGTGGACACAGCACCTGCGCCACGGCCTACGGTGATGCCATAAATAGACGCATCGCCATTAACATCAAGTTTTTTGGCAGGCGAACTCGTACCAATCCCCACGTTGCCGGAGGAGTCGATACGCATACGCTCAGTTTGAGTTGTGCTGCCGTCTGATACAGTCCTAAACGAAAGAGCACCAGGCATTGACGTTGCTGATACAGTACCCGTATCAACTTCGCCAAAGATTGAGGCGGCAGCAAGTGGTGCGCTACCATTATCACCTGTCCATGTAATAACCCCAAGGTTATCACCAGAAGAAACTGCGCTATAGGTTCCGACTGTTGCGGAACGGGATTTAAACATATAAATCGCAGGTTGTGAAGTCGCGCTATTTTGCCAGTTTGCTTGTAAAGTTGAAGCTCCTTGCGAGGATAATCCATGCTGCTGAATAAATGGATTATTACCAGGAAGAAATGGTGACAAAGCTGTTGTATTGCCTTGAATAATACGAGCATTTGCATCAATAACAAACGGCGTAGCATCAGGATTGGCGCTATCCTCAACCAGCAAAGCGTTGCCTGTGCCTGTCTGCGTGATTCTAAGGGCATCTGAAGAAGATGAACTTGTAATGACTGAATTGGGAGCACTAAAAGTAGTCCCATCAAACGTCAGCGCACTACCACTTGTCGCAACTTTAGACCCATTCAGGTACAGAACACCGTTGGCTGTGCCGCCGGAGAGGGTGAGAGAGCCTGGATTGGTTCCAAGTTCGACAACAGAGCCACCGCTGTTTTTTGTGTACAACTTTTTATCTGTTACATTGACAGCAAGTTCGCCTTGCGTTAAGTCGCCTGAAACAGGAACTGCCGAGGCTGTGCTTGAGTTTTTAGTAATAATTGTGGTCATATTATTTCCTTAGTAGGTTCCACCGTTAATAGTTGTTACATATCCTGCTGCTGTAGTGGCACTGGCGGCTGCTGCCGTGGCACTAGCGGCTGCGTTAGTGGCGCTAGTGGATGCACTAGAGGCACTGTTGGAAGCGTTAGTGGCACTAGTGCTTGCACTAGAGGCGCTATTGGAAGCATTAGTCGCGCTAGTGCTTGCGCTAGAGGCACTGTTAGAAGCTGAAGTAGCGCTGTTTGCTGCGTTGGTAGCGCTAGTGCTGGCGCTAGAAGCACTCGAAGCAGCGTTAGTGGCACTAGTGGATGCGCTAGAGGCACTAGAGGCTGCATTAGTCTCGCTTGTTGCCGCATTAGAAGCACTCGTGTTAGCTGCTGATGCACTGACGCTTGCTTCAGATGCTTTTGTTGTTGCTGTGCTGGCAGATGCGGCTGCGCTAGAGGCACTAGAGGCTGCGTTAGTTTCACTAGTGGCTGCATTGGAAGCACTTGTGCTTGCACTAGAGGCACTAGAAGCCGCATTAGTGGCGCTAGTGGATGCATTGCTGGCACTAGTACTGGCACTAGAGGCACTAGAGGCAGCATTGGTGGCGCTAGTGGATGCACTAGAGGCACTGTTAGTGGCGCTTGTGGCGCTGCTGGCTGCATTAGTGGCGCTAGTGCTTGCGTTACTGGCGCTAGTGCTTGCTGCTGAGGCACTAGAGGCCGCATTAGTTTCACTGGTGGCAGCGTTACTGGCGCTAGTGCCTGCTGCTGAGGCGCTAGTGCCTGCTGATGAGGCACTAGAGGCCGCATTAGCGGCACTTGTACTAGCCGATGAAGCGCTTGTAGAGGCATTAGAGGCGCTAGTGCTTGCGTTACTGGCGCTAGTGTCTGCTTCAGATGCTTTTGTTGTGGCTGTTGTAGCACTGGCTGATGCACTAGAGGCGCTAGAGGCTGCTGCTGTAGCGCTATCGAAAGCTTCCACGGCTTTGGTTGTAGCGGTTGAGGCACTGCCGGAAGCACTGGAGGCACTGGTAGATGCTCCAGAGGCTGCGGCAGAGGCACTAGCAGCGCTTGTGGCTGCGCTAGAGGCGCTAGAGGCGGCAGAAGTTGCATAGTCAGCCGCTTCAGCAACCTTAGCAATAACTAGGGCTGCTTGGCTTGCTGCATCGTCTGTAGCGTCTCCTGAACCACCGGGGCCACGGTATATTGCCATTTAAACTCCAAATAACTTTTTAGAAATTGTTGTATCCGGCACAAACTTAGTATCATACCATGATTGTAACGGAGTTGCTATATCTGCCGGGGCAGTTGGAAACAATCTGTTATAATTTTGTTGTACTTGCTGAAAGTATTCAGGCTGGTACGGATTCATTCCGCTATATGTACCTGTAAAAGGTGTTACTTGAGGAATGGGTGGTAAATTAGTATACTGATAAGAAGGTGTAGGCGTACTTGATAGAGCCTGTAATGCTTTAACGCCACCAGTGATACCACCAAAAAGACCTAATCCCGTCTTAAGTAAACTAGCTATTTGTGCGTTAGTCAGATTCGGTATAGTTGGTTCTGACGGGGCTGACGGAAAATATGTTTCTGCTGGAATGTTTGTATAATCTGGAGGGACATAATCTTCGGGCGGCGGTGTAGCGTCCATAGGATTACCAGAGTATTCATAAGGAACATCTGGTGTTCCCATTATTTCTAGAACAGCTTGCTCAGTAGGCATTGTTGTTGTATCGTATCCCGCCCCTGGTTCTAAATTGTAAAGATAATTGTCTATTGCTGTTGTATCTTGAAAAATATCAGGCTCTATAGTTACTTGAGGCATAGAAGCAAGAACATCTTGCTCGGTAGGCATCGTAGAAGTATCATAAGGCCCAAAACCGCCTTCTAAATTACTCAAATATTCCTCAGCAGCGGCAAGATCAGCAGCATTTAAGCCGCTTGTAACCCCACCCATGAGAGCGCCTGAAGTAAAGTCACCGCCTTGAATAGCTGATTTTGTTCCACCTACTAGCGCATCAGCAGCAATGTTAGCGGCTGTATCGCCACCCAAAGCAGCGCTGATTTCTGGAGAGATAACTTCACTTCCAAAATAACTTAAAGCTGCGTTAGTAAGTGCTTTTGTTGGGTCTGCGCCCTGACTTATATCGTATGCAGCTAATACAGGGGCTGCTTGTCCTCCTGTTGCTACATTTAAGGCAAGCCTTCCTAGTTGTGTGTCCACAACAGGTTCAGATACATCATGCCATACATCTACCGCTGTATCTACAACATTGGAAACGGTATCTACAACAACGCTTCCAATATCACTAACGGTATCTGAAACTGCTTCTACAACGCTTGATACTGCTCCCATTATAGTTCTACCTTGGCTTCGTAGCCTTCATCGGTTTGAGTTATTTCAGCGTCAAATCCAGCGGCTTTAAACATTCCTGCCTGTTTAGGATTCTGAAACTGAGTGACAGCGTATTTAAAGCCCATTTTTTTAAACATTGCTGCAAACTTAGCCATGTTTGACAAATACACACGAGGCTCGTCTGCGCTAAATGAGTGAAACTCTACGGTTTCGTTGTCCACTTTTTTGAACAATATTGCAGTATTTCCCTCACGAACTAGTTTCCCTCCTTGTTTAAGGGTGTAATTGATAAAAGAGCCTACTTTTTTAATATCCATGTAGGCTGGCTGATTTCTCTTTACATCAATCTCAAGAAGTTCTTGAAGGGTCATTAAATTAACTCCGGCTCTGTTGCTTTATATATTTCTTTTTAGTTTCTTCTTTTTTTTCTTCAACAATAACTTCTTCCCATTCGGGATTATTCTTAAAACTAAGGATGTCTCCCTCTTCTACGACAGTCGCGTAGCGATTGGGATCATCGTTATTTATCATTTTGAATGTAGCCATAACTTAAAAGAACCCCACCCTTGTGAGGTGGGGCCTTCTTAGACTAGTATCAAGCCAAGACGATCAGCGGAACGCACGAGGTATCGCGCAGTTCAGACACGCCATACAGAGTGTCAGCAGTAAACAGAGTACCCAAGAACTCTTGTTTGTACTGAGTCTGTGAACGAATACCAAGCTGTTCGACCAGAACGGCAAAGTCGCGCTGGAACAACAGAGCTACTTTATCAGGAGTAGTAGCAGCAGTGGTATCGCAGTTGGTAGACACATAGACCTTAACGCCATAGATATCGCCAAACTCGCCGTTCATCAGGGTAGAACCCGTGCCTTTGAAGGCTTGCTCGGTGAAGCGGTTGATACCCAGCATGGAGTTACGAGCCACAGGAGGAACCACCAAAGCGCGTCCGTCCATAGGCACATCTGCATCGTCAAGAACTTGGATAGACTTACGGATACCTGCGTCAGCGATAGCAGCAGCGTTGGACGAGCTATAGGTGTAAGCAGCGCCAGTGGAACCAATCAGGCCACCAGAATACTGCTGGTTAGCCGCATTGCTGCCGTTAGCGCCACGACCCAAGCGGATCAGGCTGGTGTCAACTTGTTTAGCCAAGGCATAGCCAGCATCTTCAGTGTAGAAACCACGCAGGCTCGACAGAGCTTGTGCTTCTACGATGTCCTCGATCAAGCGAGAATACTCGTAGTGGTTGTTGATCGACACAGAAATGTCGCTATCGCTTTCAGCAATCAGAGTAACCGTGTTAGCGGCAGACTTAGCAGAAGCAGAACCACGGGTGGGGCTAGGAATGTGAACAGTGTCACCTTTCTTGCCTTTGAAGTTCATCTTCTTAACCAAGTTAGCCATAACCAGGTTTTTCTTGTACGCAGCAACGATCTCGTCACTCCATACTTCAGGAATAAAATTCGCTGCGCTGGTGGTTGTTACGGCATTTGCGCCGGAAAAAGTATTTGCCATTTTATAAAGCTCCTAAAAGTTTGTTTATCGTACCCGACCCTCAGCATAAGCTTTCATAATTTCTGGCTGTAGCTGTTCATAACGGTCAGGATCTGTCATTTTTAGCCGGATTAGGTCAGCACGGCGATAAACTTTGGCAGAAGACTCTCCAGTACCTCCAACATCCACTGCTGCGGCTTTAAGATTTTGTTTCAAAACCTTTTGTCCCATCTCAGCGGTCTGTTGCGTTTTCACGCTACGAATCTGTTTGAATGTACTGAGCAATTCATCAGCAGCTTCAAAGTCATATTGCTTGTCAGCAATAGTGAACATATTCAAACGAATAGGTGAAGCTTTCACCCACTCTTGAAACTCACCGTCCCCAATAACTTCTGCATAATCAGGATGCTTTTGTTGAAGCATCTGCTGTGTTTGCATGAGTTTGAACTGTTTTGCAGCCTCTCTTGCAGCAATAATATCGGGATGAGTTTCAACTGCTTTTTGAACCGCTGTTTTCGGATCTTCAAAAAAGTCTATCTCTGTCTCTTGTTTAGCAACTGGTTGCTCTTTATTGAGGTTTTGCTTAATAAGCTGGTCTGCCAACTTCCGCACTTCGCCAACCTCTTGTGCCTGCCTTCCAATAAGCTTTTCAGCCTCTTGGTGCATCTTCACAATATCTTCAAGGCTCTTACCCGCATATTTATCGGGAACCTTGTAAGCTTCTGGTTCAGGAATTATTTCCTGTTCGACTTGCTTCTGTTCTTCAGCCTCGATCTCACTAGGCTTCTCAATTTCTTCGTCAATCAATGCCATACTCACCTCTCCTGCCGAGTTAACGGTTCTAGGATATTTATAAAATGGAACAAACTTTAAAAGTTTTCTGTTCCGTTCTGTTTTCGCTCCACGGCTAATTTCTCAGCCCTTTTACGCTCCCATGCGTCATACGCTGTTGGAAATTGACCTGTAATTCCCTCAAGCTTAAACACGGGTGGAGATATGATTCGTTCAGCATCTTGTGAGCATTCAGGACACCTGACAACTCGGATACTATCGTCTATCAATCTCTCGGTTGTGTGATTATTTTTACAAGTAAAATCAAAGATTCTGTTCATCTTGAAGTTCCTGGTAAACCTTCTCACACGCTTCCTTCCGTTGAAGAACCAGATTAAGAATATCTAGCTGTCCCTGACGAAAATACAATGTTTGAGTATCAGCGACAGTAGATAAATCGTTTAAACTAGTCTTTAACTTCTCGAAATCTTCTATCAACAAGTTCCACCCATCGGTGGACATCATCGAAAATGTTTCTTCGTAATATTTTTGTAAGGATTGTTCCATTTGGAGTCCTGATAATTAATAATTACAGAATGTATCAGAAAAACAACACTTTGTCAAGCCTTTTTTAACATTTGTAGTTGCGCGATACGCTCATTTGATGCAATATCGGCTGCTTTTAGGTTAACTTGCTTCTCTTTTAGCATTACATCAGCCAATTTAAGGCGTTTTTCAAAGTCTGTACTCTTATCAATGTTGGTTGCAGCGGCTTGAATGATGTCAACTCGATGCTTTTCAGGCAACAATTGAGCCTCGATCATGGCTTTTTGAGCCTCTGCCTGCTCTTTAGCGGCTTTTGCTGTCAATTCCTGCGCCTGAGCCTGCTTAATAGCCTGATCAAGTTGCTGAGACTGCATAACAGCCTGCTGTTGCGCTGGATTGGGCTGGCTCATCTGATCCAAAGCGGTCATAAGCTCGCCACGGTTGGTCAAAGAGCTATTTTGCAGGATTCCCTTGAGAATAATAGGCAAAACTGGCGTGTTTGGCCCTAGCGTTTGCAATAGACCGATAAACTGCTGTTGTTCGTACTCCCGCGCCATAATGCCTAGTGTGGCAGTGGGGATAAATTCCATATCCACGGACGGGTAACGCTCAGGAGCAAACTGCATATACCTGAAAGCAGCCTTTTTGATGAACGGAATCAGGAAATCTTCCTGGAAATTGCTTAGGGTGCGTTTGTATTTCTTGATAATACCTGCGAGTACCATGCTCATTCCGCTAGCTCCTGCGTCCCTTGGAGCCTGTGTAGGCATACCAGAAGCGTCTACCGTGCCTGTGGCCTGAAGCAGCATTCTTTCAAAGTTTTGAGCCGCTTGAGCGTTTGATCCATCGGTTTGACCAAACTTAAACGGCATCAGAATCTCTGAAGGAGAGCCGTTAGTCAGAATAGCCTTACCCGGACGAACCTCAAACTTAGCGCCACGAGGCAGACGGGTAGCGTCCATAGCAATCATAGGAGCCGTTGTAAGCGCCATAGAGTCCAGCATGGAGCGATACTGGCTGTCGATGGCTTTCTGCATATTGTAGGCTTTCTCAGCCGTTCCTCGACCCCAGAAACGCCCCGGAACTGTATCGTCCTGATACGCCACCACTGGGCGGTCTTTCATCATGTATGGAGACGCTTCAGCCTTCAGGAGGATACCATCATTGGCGATCACCACAATGGCTTCCACCATGTTGCAATAATCGTCTGCGTCTGAGCCTTCAGGAAATAGTTCCTCGTATTCTGTTTCTTCTTCGCCTTCAAGATACTCTTTCGGTACAAGACCGTAGTATGTCAAAAGCTTTACCTTATCATTTTGGTACTGAGAAGGTTCTTGGGTTGGCTCCAGTTCTTGGCTTGTATAAGCGGAACCAATGTCAACCTTCTTGTAAGTACCGTTTTCAATGTTTTCCACAATCTTGTGCAAAGACACATATTTCTCGATAGCCACACCCAGAGCGTCTTCAATACTGTCTGCGTTAGGATCAATCAGGAAGTTTTTGGGATTAATAGGCTTGATCGGTACGCTGATGCGCTTGTATTCTTCAACGCCTATAGCGGCTGTTCCGGCTACTCCTGGAATAGGTTTTGTAGCGGGACGGAAAGCGGTAACTTCTTTGACAAGGACTTCACCGATACCTGTGCCGTAGATCTCAGCCATTAGCTCGATACTATCGATTGCTTTAATAATCTTGTCTTGTTTGAAATCTTCGTTTAATTTGTTTTTAATTTCTTCGACATCCAAGGGATTGCCGTTGACATCCATAATATCGTCTTTGATGTCAAAGAACTCTCCTTGCCCAAAGATGGCTTCCATGACCTCAGCGTGTCTGGTTTCTATAGCCTGCTGAGTTGCGGGAGACACTAGCCTACTGCGCTCAGACTCCTTGGTTTTATCCACTGCTGACCACTTGCCACGGAAGATACGCTCGTATTCCTCCCAATCAGGAAGATAATTTACATCACGATAGTCTCTCCAACGGTTAGTATGCTCAATGACAAAACTAACAAGTTCGCGTTCTGTTTCTTCCGGTTCCTCGTAGCCTTCGTATTCAGTTTCTTTCATTGTGTTTCCTTACCATTTAACTTTGTTGGCCCAGTACGCAGCGCTCATCTTACCTTTGGCAATGTTTTTGGCATGACGAGCTTTAAAAGATTCATTACGGGCAGAACCATCAGGAGAGCCTTCAACTCCTTGCTGCCCAAAACGAATTAACTTAACTTCATCGCCTTCTTTTGCCAAAACAGCGTGGGATTTTTTTGGATGATCCGGAGTGCGCTTAGGTTTGTTGTAACCTGAAAACTCTTCATTACCTCGTTTAATCATATTAATACCCCGATATAGGATCTAAAACTTCGTATTCGTCTTCTTCATAATCAGCATTGTAGTTTGCTATAGCAAGCTGATCCACATAACTTAAAGCATCAACCAAATCGTCATGCACATTTATGGTTGGAAACATGATTAACTGATCCTTAAATTCAGTCCAATCCTTTTCCTTGTTAAAGGAAATTCTACCGTGTTCCATCCTACCTTGTAAAGACCAGATAATCCTGTCTGTCTTTTTCTTGTTACCGTGTGTCAGATCGTGGATGTGAGCGTAAATGTTATTCTTTCTCATTAAATCGTTCAGGTACGGCAAAACAGCATTCTTTAATGCCCCACGCTCGATACCTACCGCACTGGGGTGAAAATCTCTTATTGTTTTTAAAATATTAACCGCTGTCTGTCGTATATCCCAGCGCCCGTGTTCGATGCTATGTACCCACCAATCTCCGTTATCTTCCAGTTTTACAATGGCTATCGCTGTTTCGTCTAATCGTTTCTTAGCGGCTCCTGCGTTCTTGGCGACATCCTCAAAACCAGCTAAGTCCACAGCAACATAGTATGATCCATATTGAGGCTCAATAGTTTCCTTAAACCACTCCTCTTTAAATACATCAGCGCCTGCATTGTCAAAGCTACTGAGGTACTCCTGCTTAAAAGCAAAAGAACTTAAAGTCTTTTGTGCTGCCTCAATTTCTTTAGGGTCAATGGTTTCGTTATCTTTTGTTGTAAAGTGCCAAGACTTCCATTCGTCATCTTCTTCCTGACCGAGTTTGAACACATCGTAGAACCAGTTACGCCCTGACGGTGTGGAAATAAACAATGCTTTACCCTTACGGTCAGACAATGAAGCTCGGATAATCTTTTCCCACACATCCTGCTTAATAAACGCACATTCGTCTAAAACCACATAAGTCAAAGACATTCCTCGCAGGCTATCAGGGTTGTCAGCGCCTCTAACGAGAATCTTTCTACCGTTAACGAGAGTAATCTCAAGATTGTTGACATGGCTAGTCTTTATCACTGGCCTACCAAGGTCATGCAACAGTTCCCAGATAATGCTACGAGCCTGTCCTAGCGTAGGAGCGATATACATCACTGAAGACCCTTCAGGGCAATTCAGAGCCTCTATGAGGAGCGTAACAGCAGAAAGCCTGGATTTACCACAACGCCGTCCAGCCGCTACAACCTTAAACCGTTTGTCAGTCCCAAATACGCTTTGTTGCCACTTTAACAGTTGAAAGTTAAGACTCGTCATGTTCTTCCACTTCTATGTCGGTAACATCTTCAACGGTTTCAATCGTAGGAGAATTCAATCCACTGATATTAATACTTATCTGCGGTGTCTGACCTCCCTGCTTACTTGCCTCAAAAGCACTGATTGGGACAATCCTATCAACAATCAATTTCCATGCAGCAGCTTGGTTTTTATGATCATTATCCAATGCAGCATCATAGATAGCCTCCAAGACTTTTGCACTCTTGGGAGACATCAGCATCCGCTGTTTATACTCATTGATGATCGCTGTGTCACCCTTGGGTCTACCCATGACCCCTTTATTCTTGGTTTTGACAGCAACCATTTCACCCTTCTTGGGGCGACCTCTACGCTTTTTTGTTTCTTGTTCCATGTTTACCCTTCTGGACATGGTATGCCTTAGTACTTTGTAGTACTAAGAAGTTAACTTATAAGACAGGAATCTAAGTAAATATATTATTATAGTTAACATATATGTTAATAATTATTAATGTTTATTAACTTTTATGTTAACTTATAAGAGCTACTTCCGTAGTGAACAGAATAGTAACTCTTAAGTTACTTAGACTTCCGTATTTAACTCTATTATCCGTACTCTAGAGTCTTTACTTGAGTTCCTGATGGGTTTCCCGCATAAGGTCGAGCGTATCATACTTTTTTGTATTTGTCAACACTTTAATGAAAAATATTTCAAAAAAGACTACACTTTAAAGTCCCCTCCTGGGTGCGCGGATGACACTTTTAAGTTTCCTTTTATTTTTTATTCTAACCTGTCCCCAATTATGCTTATTTTGTCTTTATTGATAAGGGTTTAAGCTTAATTGTCACCAGAGCAACTATTCAGTGACTTTTTCTACTTTTACTCTTTTGTAGACGCTAGAGCCTCCCGCAAAAGTTACACGATAGTCCTGGCCCTCCCCCCCTATCGAGTTATCCACAGGATCTTCACAGGCTCCAGAGTTATCCACAGCTTGTCCACAGTATGCACTATAGTGCAAGCTCTGGAGTTATCCACAGGCACTATAGTGCAACATTAAGTTATCCACAAGTTGTACACAGCAGGACTCGTGAGGGCCTATGATGCACCATAAAAGTACTCTTATGCACCATAATAGCGCACTAATGCACCATTACAGTACCAATTGTGGATAGTGTGGATAAGTGACAAAACATGGCCTGGACTGTGGATAACTATAGTGTTTCCCTCTGAAACCATTTGTGAACTATCTGTGCATAACAGTCTCGGCAGTGTCTCGGATTTACTTGGCATGATTCATGCATGATATTTAGGGCTGGCATATTCCAGCGTTAACTTGCAAAGGATTCGCACATGGATAACACAATCGTCACATCTGACAAAATTATCACCAACACACAATCGTGCTTGTTTATAGGCGGGGATGTAACAAATCATATTCACGCATTCATGACACGCGAGGGCGCGACACAGTGGAAAATAGCCGTGCGTGTTGCTGGTCACTTTTATGGCTATAGGCCAGCCGTAGTCGACGATTTTGGTACAATTGTGACCGTCTAACTTGCAAAGGATCTGCACCATGCAAACAAAACAATTTGGCCCTACGGCCCTAAAATTCAAAGCCTTACAAGATTTTGCGGTAATTGTTCAAAGCGCTACACCGCCCGAAGCTTTGCAGGCTTTGCAGGCTTTACAGTCTAACCCATTGTTTACGGGTAAGGCTTGGCAGGCTAACTTTACAAAGCTTAAACGCGCCATGCTAACCGATAACCCTGAATTCTCTATATTTGGGCTGTCTGGCAATTCTAAGCTCCCATTTGTAAGCTTTTCAACCCTGCCCGGTGTTACTTGCCCCGGCGCGGGTAAATGCCTGGAATTTTGCTACTCTTTCCGCGCATGGCGATATCCTGCGGCCTTTGCGCGCATGGCCCAAAACGCTTATTTTATGCGATTCAATCGGTATGCCATTTCGCGTGAATTCGATCACATTGTCGCAAAGCGGCCCGAAGGTTTCGATTTTCGGCTATATGTAGACGGTGATTTTGCCAGTGTAGGTGACCTACATTTTTGGATGTGCCATATTAAGGCCGCGCCAATGGTACGCGCCTACGGCTATTCCAAAAGCTTTGCTATCCTATTGGGCTATGACGCGGCAGGCCATGAGTGGCCTACTAACTATATGCTTAACCTATCAAGCGGGCACAATGCTACGCCCATGATGCTAAACTATGTCAAAGCTTTACCTATTGTTCGCGGTGAATTTATCGCGGTAAGCATTGGCAAAAAAGTAAAATCTAGTGATCACGGTAAACCCGAGACAAATAAAGCTTTGCGCGAAGTATTCGGACAAAAAGCATTCACTTGTCCCGGCACTTGCGGAAACTGTACAGGCGCAGGCCATGCCTGCGGTATGTCAAAGCTTAAGGGATTGCCAATTATCATTGCCATGCATTAATAGGGGCCTAAAATGAAACTGAAAAAAATCAAAGCTGGCGAATACGCAAATGCCTTTGGAAAAGTCGAGTATCGGAAGTCTGCATCCGGCAATCCGTCTTCTCGTTATGCCCATATGGTATGGATGATCACATATGCCAACGGTAGCATTGAATGGACAAAAACACTGGGAGAGGCCCGGTACAGACTTGAACCGTTTTGCAAACGCTAAATTTTAGACTGTAGCGTATCCTATAGAGTACGCTATGGCCTAGGATTTTCCCTAGGGTTTAACTTTTCAAGGACTGATTATGTCTTATACATTAAAGCGGCCTATTGATGGCCTAACGCATGAGGATATCAAACGCATTTATGACAATAACCCCAACATGACATTGCGCGAATTATCAAACCTTACTGGGTTTGCTATCCCGTACCTCAAGAAAATTCTAATGGGGGCCTAAAATGATTGTATTTAACTATGCCAGTAAAAAAGAGTTAAAGGCCGCTATAGGTAAACCCTTGCGATACATTGAAACGTCAATGTTCGGGCCAGAATACCAGGAAAATGGCACTCTGACAGGCGCAAATAGGCCGCACATCACCGGCCTTGGGCGTGAGTTCTTCGCTCGCGTTACAATGGAAAACGGTTTAATTTCAAAGGTGCAATAATGAAACCGGATTTTAAAGATTACATACTCGCCATAGTGCTAGGCTTTGTATTAACTGCACTGGCCCTACATTACTTTGATGTTCTTATAAAATGAACACTTTGACCACTGGCAAGGCCCATATATGGCGCTGTCATGTTGCTAGCGCTACCGATTACGCTATGCGCTACGGTTACCCATTCTCTAGCGTAAAAACTAGGCAAGCATGGTTCTATTCAATAACCTATTCAAAACCAGGAATCTAAAATGAAGCTCTCAGATTTTATCGAACAATCCAACGGAAAATTTATCACTGTCGCGTTCTACAAAAAAGACGGAACACTTAGGACGATGAATTGTCGGCTAGGGGTTACCAAGCATTTGAAAGGTGGTGAATGCACTGTAGACCGTGAGAAGTACATTATTGTGTACGATATGCAGTCTAAGGGCTATCGGTCTATAAATAGGGACACAATAGAATCGGTGACTTGTGAAGGCGTGACAGTCTCTAAAGCATGAAGCGCTGGTATCGTAGAATCAAAAATGCATTGGCTATTGTGGGCTTTTTGTCCACTTTAGCCATAGCCAGTGGCTCATTCGGCTACTGGTGGGCGCATTATGGTACAATGGTGAAGCTGGAAAATTCAGAATCCAGCGTTTTGTGTGGCTCTTGTAGAAAGGCTATAAAATGAGCGAAGCATTAGTGGATGATTATATAGACAATGCCAGAAAGTTTATCGAGACTCAAGGCGCTGAAGGTGAACTATGCTGGCTGAACATTCACGCGAACAGGCTTGAAAGGTTCACATTCCAGGAATTTATGACTGATGCATTATGGAATCAGCCTGTACTGAAAGCATTTAATACATTACTAGTGTCAGCAAATCAGAAAAATGTTGACAATTTTAATCAAGTATTGAAAAAGTATGCTATTGAAACTTGGCTGAATGATGTGGTAGACTGGAGACTAGAAAATTAGGCTCAGGAAGGCCCTTAATAGGGCCTTAGAGCGCTTTTTAGGCCCTAGTGTAGGGCTAGGTAGCCATCTATGGCGAACAACCTAGAAAGAAAGCGACAACCAGGAAAGGACAATTTATGCACTGTAGGGCTTGTGATGCGTTGCTGAGTGACTTTGAGGCAACAAGAAAAAATGCTAATACTTTCCAGTTCCTGGATTTGTGTAATTATTGTTATAACGAAGTGAAGGAGATTATCCCGACAATAGACAGAAAAGACCTAATGACAGCAAGTGATATTGATGTTTTAGATTTTCCATATTATGAGGACTATTATGACATATTAGAACTTAAAAGTTATGACTTAAAAGATAATTAACTATTATAGTTAATAATACTTTTATATACTCTATAGTATAGCAACTTTCATGCCAACTAAGGAACTATTATGGATGATAATGAAATTGTAGAGATGCTAGAGGAATCTTGGTACTATTCTGTCTTGGAAGATATTATTCAAGTATTTCATCAATATGGTAGAGATAATGTCTTAAGAGATGTAGCTAATTTGATCATGGAATATGATCGAAATAAGGAAAATGCACTAAAATGACATTAGCCTTAATTGTTTTTGTCTTAACCTTAATTAAGGTTGCCCTAAAGTAAGGAACTAAAATGGCTTGCAATTATGCTTTATGTGATTATCCAGTAGGTGAGTGCATGGGCTTTTGTGACAAGGATTTTAAGAAACTAAGGTATGAAAAGGCTGTTCACGAATGGAACACTCATGATCCGTTCAAGAGGGCCTCGCCTGAGCTTATGAAGATCATAGAAGACGGTCTTAAGTACCATAGGTACGCTGAGGAGGCACTGCTATGAATGAAGAGGCTATAATCGAACTGTGGGTCAGGGCTAATAAGCTCGCTGGAGTGGTGCATACGCCTAACTATAACGAACTGAAAGAGTTCGCTAACCTTATAGAGCAGCGCGTACTCCAGGAATTTAAGTGGTTGTCTATGGGTGAAGTATTGGGCATAGCCGATACCGTAAAAGGCCCGATAAGTTTCTATACTGCGATTGAGATTAAACTGAAGGAGAAAAACCAGTGAGTGTTTTAAAGTTAGCTTCCGATTTTGTGAAGCATATCGCGTGTGACCATTGCGGAAGCTCAGACGCAAATGCCCTGTACACGGACGGTCATACCTATTGTCATAAATGTGGTAAAGTTGTCAGTGAAGCAGCTAATGAAGACCGTGAGCGCTGGAAAGAAGAATTTAACCGAGCAAAAGCTATGAAGACCACAGGCGAAGTAAAACCCATCCCAGATCGTAGGATCACAAGGGACACTTGCGATTACTACAAAGTAACTCAGACAGACGCGAAGCACATCTATCCTTACACGGATGAAGCAGGCTTGTATGTCGCCTCGAAGGTGCGTACCGTAGCCAACAAGACTTTTGCTGTCGAAGGCCAGTGGGGTAAGACTACCCTGTTCGGTCAATCCCTGTTTAACAAAGGTGGCAAGTATGTCACTTTGGTCGAAGGGGAGCTTGACGCTCTTGCTGCCTTTCAAATGCTTGGGTCGAAGTGGCCTGTCGTATCGGTCAAGAATGGCGCTCAATCGGCTTTGAAGGACTGCAAAGCCAGCTATGAATGGTTGGATACCTTTGAGAACATCGTAATCTGCTTTGACGATGACGAACCAGGAAAGAAGGCTTCTGCTGAAGTGGCTGAGTTGTTCGGATCAAAGTCTAAAATTGTTAAACACATTGAAGGATGCAAAGATGCGTGTGATTACTTGGTTGATGGAAAAACTGTTTCCTTTGTCAACAACTGGTGGAAAGCTGAAACATATGTCCCTGATGGAATTGTTGATGCCTCCACGCTCTGGGAGCTAGTAAGTACACCGGAACCCACGCCAGAGGCTGTTTATCCCTACAATGGGCTTAACGAGCTACTGTACGGTTTCCGGCAGTCAGAGCTTATCACGGTCACCGCTGGAAGCGGCTTAGGCAAGAGTCAGTTCTTGCGCGAAATACTGCATCATATTCTCAAGACAACTAGCTGGAACATCGGCGGGTTGTTCCTCGAAGAGTCTCTTAAGAAAACGGCTCAGAGCATTATGAGCATTAGCGCGAATAAGAAACTACACCTGCCCGACACTCAAGTTTCTGCCGAGGAACTCAAAGAGGCTTTCGATGATACGATAGGCACTGGTAGAATTTTTCTGTTTGATCACTTTGGCAGTACCTCCGAAGAGAATATTATTTCTAGGATAAAATATTTGGCTAAGGGGCTGGACTGTAAGATTGTCTTTTTGGATCACTTATCCATCATCATTTCAGGACAGGATCTTGGCGATGAAAGAAAGGCTATCGACAACATGATGACCAAGCTGAGGACGCTTGTGCAGGATGTTGGAATAACCTTGATCGTTGTGTCGCACCTGAAGCGTCCTAACGGCAACCAAGGCCACGAGGACGGGCAGGCTGTATCGTTGTCTCAACTTAGAGGCTCAGGCGCTATCGCTCAGTTATCTGATGCGGTCATAACCCTGGAAAGGAACTCTATGAGCGATGACCCTATCGAGAGGCATACAACTAAGGTGGCAGTGGCTAAGAACCGTTACAGTGGGCTTACAGGCCCTGCGTGTGAGCTACGCTACGATCTGTTCACTGGTAGAATGAACGAAGTTACTTTGGAGGAACTATGAATAATTGTGGTGAAACCTGTGTATGGAAAGCGCACGGCCTACCGGAGGTGTGTAAAGAAAAATGCGTCATTGATAAATATCGCGAAGAGCGTAAAGATAAGGCACTATATAAACCTTTAGCTTTTTCTGAGTGCCACATTATATTGAAAACAAAAGATCATAAGGATACAAAACTATGAACCACTCAGACGGAGGTAAAGGCTCTTCACCGAGGCCATTCAGTATCTCAAACGAAGAATATTCTAAACGATGGGACGCTATCTTTGGCACGGAGGAAGACGAAGAGGAAGATGAGGACGATGAAGAACTCGACACTGACGAGGATGAAACATGACTATCTATATAGCTGTGATGGCGGTGTGCCTCAATATGTGCCAATTCGCGTATACTTCAGACGGATTTGATACAAAAGAAAAATGTGTAACATTCATAAAAGATGCTATCAAAGATTTTGACAAGCCTACGCTGATGAATAGTTATGCACTTTGCATTCCTGTAACTGTTCCTAAATATATCTAAGGAGTACTGTATGACTACATCAGAAGTGGTTTTGATTCAAGAGAATGAGGATGGTAGTGCTATCCTCCAGTTTAATTTTTCTAAGGAAGAGCTTGATGCACTTACACGCTATGGCATCGTCACTGCGATAATGAATGGCGTTAAAGAAGCTGAGAAGCTACACCCCAATTATGGCGAAGAAGAGAAAAAAGAAGAGGCGTAACCCTGTTGTTCTCGCCCTGCTTTCTAGACCAAAAAGAAACGCAGGTAAACACAGGAACAGAAAGAAAGAAGCAAAGGAAAAAGAAATATGAGTTCTTGGTTGATTGCAATTATCGGTATCGTGTATGCCGTGGTCGGAGTAGATCTGTGGCTCAAAGGAGACAATGGGCACTCTATTGCTTTCTTTGGGTACGCTCTTGGAAATGTTGGTCTTTATCTTGCGGTACAATCGTGATAGATCTTGATCAACTAATTGGCAGGCTGCTTAACTTGGAAGATAGGTATTTCGAGTTGCAGGACAAGTATCAAACTCTTATCCATCAGTACGAGGAACTGAAAGAACACCATGAAAATTGCACTGGACATAGAAACGAATCTGGCACACAACCGGATTCACCTGTGCGTGACTAAAGACCTTGATAGCGGAGAAATTAAAGTATGGAAAAATCCAAGTGGCCTAAACGACTATCTAAGCAAGGCTACACTCCTGATAGCTCACAATGGGATTGCGTTCGATTTCTATCTGTTAAACAGGTTATGGATGACGAAGATTCCCTTGAGGAAGGTATTCGACACATTAGTAGCAAGTCGGCTATTAGAGCCAACGAAAGAGAACGGGCACAGCTTGGAAAGCTACGGAAAGCAGCTAGGTACACAAAAAATTGATTACAAGAAAATCTGGCAATGGATGATGGATCGTAAAGAAGACTACATCGGTGAGTGCTACGACAGTCCCTTTGATAGCTTGCTAGAGACTTATTGTATACGCGATGTTGATGTTCTAGAAAAGACCTACACACTGGTTAGCAACAGGCTGATCGCAGAAGGCTTCTCCGAGGATTCTGTAAAGCTGGAGCATCAGGTGGCGGCTATCATAGCTCAACAGGAGCGTAACGGATTTAAACTGGATGTACCCTATGCAACCGTGCTACTTACTGACCTCAAGACAAAAATGGCAGGAATATATGAACGAATGCAGGAACGCTGGCCTCCGAGAATTCTGGAAAGATACTCCGAGAAAACCGGAAAGCGACTCAAAGACGAAGTTGTTTCCTTTAATCCAGGAAGTAGAAAGCAGATCGGAGAAAAACTCCAAGAGCTAGGGTGGAAGCCTAAGAAGTTTACTGAGAATAATCAGCCCATCGTTGATGAAGTTGTACTGATGGATTTGAGCATTCCAGAGGCTAAGGTGATCGCTGAGTACCTGCTGCTACAAAAGCGTATCGCTCAGATAGAATCCTGGTTAGAGGCGCTAGGAAGCGATGATAGGGTTCACGGTAAGGTGATCACCAATGGGGCTGTAACAGGCCGTATGACGCACTCTAAGCCTAACATGGCACAGATACCTAACGCAGGTAGCTTGTATGGCCCAGAGTGCAGACAATGTTGGACGGTAGAAGATGGTAATGTACTTGTTGGTTGTGACGCTAGCGGTCTTGAGCTTCGTATGCTTGCTCATTACATGAAGGACAAAGATTATGTCAAAACGGTCGTTGAGGGAAACTCGAAAGATGGAACGGATGTCCATACGAAAAACCAGCAAGCTGCTGGCCTACAAACAAGGGATCAGGCGAAGACATTCATCTATGCGTTCCTCTATGGGGCGGGGCCATCGAAGATTGGCTCGATTGTCGGTGGCAATAGTGCCACTGGTGAAAGACTTATCGCTTCCTTTCTTGAAGGGACTCCCGCGCTCAAGTCTTTACGCTCTAAAGTATCCGTTTATGCGTCCAAGGGCTATGTACCGGGGCTTGATGGTCGCAAGATTTGGGTTCGCTCTGACCATGCGGCGCTCAATAGCTTACTTCAGGGCGCAGGCGCAATCGTGATGAAAAAGGCGCTAGTGCTTTTTTATGATAAAATCAAGGCTAACAAGTGGCCTGTAAAGCTAGTCGCCAATGTCCACGATGAGTTCCAGTTCGAGGTTCCTGAAGCGTTGGCAGACGAGGCTGGAAAAGCTGCTAAAATGAGCATCGTGGAAGCAGGGGTCTTTTTTAATCTACGGTGTCCCTTAGATGGAGAATACAAAATTGGTAGAAACTGGCGTGAAACACACTGAACAAGATTTTGATTCTCGCATTGTTATTGACATAAAAGAGGATTCTTTTTCGTTGATGCACACAAGCAACCTAGATGTATTGCAAATCTATGTTGTTTTGACGGCAGCACTAGAGCATCTGGAGACTTTGGTGGAGGACTTAACACCGCCAAAGTTTCTGAATTGACAGTCTGGAAAGACAGACATTTTATTAACTTTCAAAGGAATTGAAAATGAGTGATCTGAAACCTGTTAAAATCTCTGGAGAGCTATTCTGGAATAAATGGATGGCTGAGTTCAATAAAGCTTTTAACGATGATAATGACCGTTACGAGTGTACTATCGGTATGCTGTCTGATACGGATGTTGCCAAGCTGACAAAGCTAGGCATTCGCGTCAAGTACAAGGATTCGATGGGCAACTACATTGTCGGCAAAAGCAAGTACTTGTTTGGGCCTGTCGATGAGAATGGCAACCCTGTGCCTGTTGATGTCCTCGGTAACGGTTCCAAGTGCGAGGCTATCGTAGGCTCTTATGCCCACAAAGCCAGCGCTAAGTATGGGAATTCTCCGAGCATTCAGAAGCTGAAGGTAACTGAGGTTAAGACCTATGTGCCTGACGCTAAAGAAGGGGATGATGACATCCTCTGAGCTTCCTAAAGTAGCTCTCTTGGACGCAGATGTGATCGTATACAGGGTCGCATTTGCGTCTGAGGATGAGACAGAGGAGATCTGTTTCGCCAGAGCTAAGGAACTAATCCTGGAAATAGTTTTTACAGAACTAAACTGCGATGACTACAAAGCCTACCTCACAGGAAAGGGGAATTTTCGACATATGGTGGCAAAGACAGCCCCGTATAAAGGAAACAGAAAAGATGCCCCAAGACCAAAACACTACGAAGCCCTCCGAGGCTATCTCCAAAGACTTGGAGCCACCATTGTTGAAGGACAAGAAGCGGACGATGAAATCGCCATTGAAGCCACCCAAGGAGATTACTGGATAGTCTCTATTGATAAAGACTTTGATCAAATTCCTGGATGGCATTATAACTTTGTACGCAAAGAAAAGTATTTTGTTACCGAGGAAGAAGGACTACGAAGTTTTTACAAACAGATTCTTACTGGTGATCGTGTCGATAATATTATTGGCATCAAAGGTATCGGGCCTGTTAAGGCTGAAAAGATTTTAAAAGACTGTAAAACAGAGAAGGAGTATTACGATGCTTGTATTAAAGCTTATGACGGTGATGAGGAACGAGTTAAAGAAAATGCGGTACTACTATGGTTAAGGCGAATTCCAAACCAGACTTGGTTACCTCCTTTAGCCTCGCCGGATTTGATTGGACAGTCCGACTAGTCGAAGGATTGGCAGACTACGGTAGTTGCAGTCCAGCCACGCAGGAGATACTTATCCGTGCGGGTATGAACGAACAAACCACGCAGCAGACATTCATGCACGAACTGGTTCATGCTATTCTGTTCACGCTAGGCAAAACAGACCACAACGAAGAATTTACCGATTCTTTTGGGGCTTTGTTGCATCAGTACGAGAAGACTAAAGCATGAAGACATCATCGGCTAAAGCGAAAGGAAGAAACCTACAGAAGTGGGTCGCTAATCAGTTATTGAATTATGAGCCTACTCTGGAGCCTGACGATATTAAGTCAACTTCTATGGGCGCTGGTGGCGAGGATGTTATGTTGTCTCCCGCTGCTAGGAAAGTGTATCCTTGGCAGATTGAGTGTAAGAATTATGCACGAATAGCCGTCTATGACTTTTACAATCAAGCCTGCTCACACGGGACACACGAGCCTGTAGTGTTTATTAAACAGAATCAGTGTAAGCCTTTGGCTATTGTCGATGCAGAATACTTTGTAAGGAACTTTAAGAATGTCAGTAAGACTAGTGTGGGTAACACCGGATGCGGAAAAGCAGATTGCGTACATGGCAAGGGTAAGCAACCCAAGCAACCAAAACCAACCGGACACGGCCCCGAAGCTGCTTAAGTACCTGATCGAGAATAAGCACTGGAGTCCGTTTGAAATGGTCAATGTTTGCATGGAGATTGAAACCACCAGAGACATAGCCCGACAGATTCTTAGGCATCGTAGCTTCTCTTTCCAGGAATTTAGTCAGCGTTACGCTAAGGTGACAGACTTTGTTACCTCTGATGTACGGTTGCAAGATGTTAAGAATAGGCAAAATAGTCTTGAGGCAGACGATCCTGCCTTGGAACTGTGGTGGGAACACTCTCAGAATGCCTTGCTGGATCATGTCGAAACGATCTACAAGGGCGCACTAGACCGTGGCGTTGCACGAGAGATTTCCAGGAAGATTCTGCCGGAGGGCCTTACAATGTCTTGTATGTACATGAATGGTACTCTGCGTAGCTGGCTGCACTACATCGACATTCGTTGCGATAAAGCCACTCAGAAGGAGCATAGAATCGTAGCTGAACAATGTCGAGATATAATCTTTAATTTGTTTCCCAGTATTAAAGAGGTATTTAATGGAACTTGAAGACTATTTTCACCATATTAACAAGGAGTCTATTATGAATTATTATGAAAAAGACACTCGCGTTACTTTTAACATCGATGTGGACAGCGGCGAGACTGAGTATCCTGATAAGTCCAATTCTTGTGATTACAAATACTCTGGCCCTACATGGATTGAAATTCTGGAGGATGTTATAAGGGTTCTTGAAGCCTCTTATGGCTATTCTATTTCGTCAAAAGTCTATTATGTTGTAGAGCGCCCTTTGTGGGATCATAATCATTCCCCTGCGCCGGGACGGGAAATTGATAGAAAAGCATTCCTGGAACTACTGGAGAAATACCCAGAATTAAACAACAAAGGCGAACATCAGCCACAGGCTCCTTTCTTTACAACTACTGAGGACGATGATGAGAATATTGGTAATTCCTGACTGTCAAATCAAGGAAGGCGTTCCTCTGGAGCATCTGACTTGGGCTGGAGAGGCCATCTGCGAGTACAAGCCAGATGTTGTCGTTAATATCGGTGACTTTGCTGATATGCCTAGCCTATCTAGTCACGATACTAAGGGTTCTAAGTACTTTGAGGGGCTGCGGTACAAAAAAGATATCGAAATTGTACACAACGGTATGGAAATGTTGCTAAAACCGCTTAAAGACCTACAATATCGTCAAAAGAAAAACAAAGAAAAAGTGTATAAGCCTCGCATGGTAATGACATTAGGCAACCATGAGAATAGGATCGACAGGGCTGTAAACAATAATCCAACTCTTGAAGGACTAATTTCTACAAAGGACTTAAACTATGAATCTGATTGGGAAGTACACGAATTTCTTCATCCTGTTTTTATTAACGGCGTGGGTTTCAATCATTATTGGCCTGTGGGTGCATTGGGACGCCCTGCGGCTAGCCCTGCTGCTATTATCAGTAAACTGCATATGTCTTGCATTGCTGGGCACCAACAAGGCAAACAGGTGGCTTACGGAAAACGGGCAGATGGGAAACCGATCACCGCAATCGTTGTTGGTAGCTACTATCTACATGATGAGTCTTACATGGATCAGCTTAGTAATCGTCATTGGCGGGGACTACTGGTGATGAACGAAGTCGAAGACGGTCACTTTGATGAAATGTTTTTAAGCATAGAATACTTGGAGCGCAAATATGGACACCAATGAAACTGATAAATTGATTCAAGAATGGATTGATAAGTATCGCTATGAAGACGGTAAGCTGTATTACAAGAAAAGCCGCTTTAAAAATAAGATAGGCAAAGAAGTTAAAACTTTTATTAGTCAAGGTTATGCATATTTTAGTAGCCACTCCAAAAAACGTTCTATTCATCGAGTAATTTTTGCTATGTTTCACAGAAAATTACCAAAAGTTATTGACCATATAGATAGAAATCCTTTAAACAACAGAATTGAAAATTTAAGAGAATCTAGCTATCACTTAAATCAATTTAACACTAAAATGTATTTAACAAATAAGTCAGGATTTAGGGGAGTGTTCTGGGATAAGTCACGCAACAAATGGAGAGCTAATATATGTGTGCAATATAAATATATAAATTTAGGTTCTTTTGACACAAAAGAAGAGGCTTATGCCGCTAGAGTAGATTATGAAAAAAAACTAAATATTCATCATATTATTAATCCGGACACCTATGCTATCAACAAGTGAATATATCAGTAAAATCTTGGAGGAAGAAATGCACCAAAATAGTGCATCAAACCAGCAAGTCGGCGGTAGCCACTACAGCAAACATAAAGTACAACCTTGGGATTACATTTATGAAAATAACCTTTGCTATTTCACTGGCAACTGTGTAAAATATGTGTCCCGTTGGAGAGACAAGGGAGGCGTGGAAGACCTGAAAAAGGCTATCCATTATCTAAAAAAACTTATTGAACTTGAAGAAGGAAAGAAATGACCCCCTATCAGACTTATATCGCAAAATCAAGATATTCCAGGTTTCTTGATGACAAAAACAGGCGCGAACACTGGGATGAGACTGTAACCCGTTACATGAATTTCATGTCCAAGCACCTTAAAACTAAGCATAACTACGAGATTCCTCCAGAGCTTCACGCAGAGCTTTTTAATGCTATCAATGATCTTCAGACAATGCCATCCATGCGGTCTATTATGACTGCCGGGGAAGCTCTGGAGCGTCAGAACATCGCTGGCTATAATTGTTCTTATTTGCCTGTAGATGACCCTAAAGCCTTTGACGAGGCTATGTATATTCTATTGTGTGGAACAGGCGTAGGCTTTAGCGTGGAGCAAAAGTATGTCAATAAACTACCAGAAGTGCCGGAACATTTGTATGAATCTAATACTATGGTTGTCGTTAAAGACTCCAAAGAAGGATGGGCTAAGGCGCTGCGTCAAATTATCGCCCTGCTATACGCTGGAGAAGTCCCGAAATGGGATGTTTCCGCAGTTCGTCCTGCCGGAACACGCCTTAAGACTTTCGGAGGACGCGCCAGTGGGCCAGAGCCACTCGTGGATCTGTTCAAGTATGTGGTTAATAAGTTCAAAGGCGCTGTGGGCCGTAAGCTGCACACGATTGAGTGTCACGACATTCTGTGTAAAATCGGGGAAGTTGTTGTCGTTGGTGGAGTGCGCCGTAGTGCAATGATTTCCCTATCAGACCTTAACGATGATCGTATGGCTCACGCTAAGGCAGGTAACTGGTGGGACGGTAATGGTCAACGAGCGTTGGCTAATAATTCAGCAGTTTATGAGGTTAAACCTGATGTGGGTCAGTTCATGCGTGAGTGGTCTAACATCTATGAATCTCACTCCGGTGAAAGAGGAATATTTAACCGCTATGCATCAGAACTACAAGCCAGCAAAAACAACCGTAGGGCAATGGATAAAGAGTGGGGCACTAATCCTTGCAGTGAAATTATCCTTCGTCCTTATCAGTTTTGTAACCTATCTTCTGTTGTTGTTCGTAGCAGCGATACTATGGATATCCTTCGGAATAAAGTCCGTCTTGCTACCATTTTGGGAACATTTCAATCGACCATGACCCATTTTCCGTATCTCAGGAAGATATGGCAGCATAACACTGAAGAGGAGCGTCTCTTGGGCGTATCTATGACAGGTATCCTGGATAATGCGCTTTTGAACAACGCTTTTGATCCTGAACTACCTAAACGCTTGGAGGAACTAAAGAATGTCGCTATTGCTACTAATGCTGAGTTTGCTAACGCTCTTGGTATCCCTGTCAGCGCAGCTATTACTTGTGTTAAACCGGAAGGCACTGTATCTCAGCTTACAGGAACTGCTAGTGGTATCCATCCCCAACATAGTCAGTATTATATTCGCCGTGTCCGTTCTGACAATAAAGATCCTCTGACAAACTTTCTGAAGTCTCAGGGATTCCCGTCAGAGCCTTGCGTGATGAAGCCAGACAGCACCACTGTGTTCAGTTTTCCTCAGAAGGTTGGCGCTGGAGCTAAACTGCGTGAGGAACTACCAGCTATCGAGCATCTGGAACTTTGGTTAACTTATCAGCGCCACTGGTGTGAGCATAAGCCTTCCGTGACCATTTCCGTGAACGAGAATGAGTGGCCTAAAGTAGGGGCATGGACTTGGGAAAAGTTTGATGAGATCACGGGCGTGTCTTATCTGCCTTACGATGGTGGCACATACAAACAAGCCCCATACGAAGAGATTAATTCTTCCGAGTATGAGGCTTTTGTGGCTAAGATGCCTAACTCCATTGATTGGGAGCAGTTCACCGAAGGGACTGATAATGTCGAAGGAGCGCAGATGCTTAGTTGTACTGCTGGCGCTTGTGAGGTAGCATTCTGATGGACATTACAGTTAACTACCAATGGAACGGTGGATTAGTATTTGGTCTTACGGCTGATTCAATTCACATGGTTGAAGAAGACAAGGAACCAGACTTTAATTCTGAAACTAGACCGATAATCTATCTTTATTTAGGAATCATTACACTATATTTTATCTTCTAAAACAATTAAGCCCTCTTATGAGGGCTTTTTTGTTAACTCAGAAATAAATTCTTTTCGTCTATGCGTCTGTTCTGGAGTCCTCTTAATACCTTCCCTCCAGCCATACAGTACTTCATTAGTTCCTCTGCCGCGCCCTCTTTGTCTCCTCGGTTTAGTTTCATCCGCAGAGTAGATCTCTGTAGCGTACCTAAGCCTACATTGAAGGAGAAGGACACAAGGGCATCAAACATTCCCTGACTTAGTTCGACTGTTATATATCTAGACACACCTTGCTCAAACCTTCTAAGGTCTGCTTTCAGGATGTTATTAACTTCCTCTTGTGTGAAAACTCTATTGTCCTCTGGACGAAGCTGATAACTATCTCTTTCATTAAGAGGTATCTTACCTTGATCGGGATACAGAACATGACCAACTCCTATAGTCCAAAGTTTAGCGGGACACCTATAAGGCTTGAGTCTAAGCCCTTCATGGTGCATTATCATCTTAATGGCTTTGTCGCTTACATTCATACTGTAACATCTACTCGTCCAGTTGTAAGATTAGCCTCTCGTTCCCTAGCCGCACATTTAGCATTTAATTCTTTAATCTTTTTAGCTTCCTCGTCTACCATAGCCTGCATTCGTTTCAGGTTTTTTGCGTGACACAAATAAGCCTGTTCGCTTACTCGATGCGCGTGAATCAGATTACTAGAATCTACTTTCATTTACCAAACGCTCTGCCACCAAAGTGGAAAGCTATAATAGAAGCAAACAGTACCTGAGTTTCGTTGTCCCACAAATGCTCTGCTAGGTCAGCAAACGGCACACCGGAAGACATACCTTTGTATATCAAGGCAGCATCAATGACGCATAGCAGGAAAAAGAAGCCATAAGTGATCACAGGGCGCACAGAAGCTCTCAGGTTACGCATCCACTGTGAAGTACCTTCATTTAGGCTGGTATCGTGGGCGTAGATGGCCTGCATCTCTGCTTGTTGTGCGGAGATTATGGCTGTTTTCTCCGCAGATTTAGTCTGAAGCTCTATCTGCTCTGTATGGATCGCTTCTACGCGCTCCTGAGCCTCATAGCCAAGCTTTCTAAGCTCCATTTCGCGTTGAATCTGAAGCTGTGCCAGTTGTAGCTCGTGAGCCTTGTCAGACCTGTCTTGAAAGAATTCCAGGATCTTTGGTAGTCCTCCCATGAGGAAGGACACTAGAGTTGATAGGAGGGTTAGCATGGTTAGTCTTCTGTCGTCTTTAGACTTCTTTGATATTCTTCCAATACTTGAGCGCCTGTTATACTGCCTTCCTTTAGGGCACGATCAGTTAATATTTTTCCGATTTTTTTAGCAATTTCTGGGCGACTTCTCATAATTGTATTCATTGCTTTTAATCCTGTATCAGAGTACATTACAGGAGAAGCTATTGCAAGTGCCACACCTATTGCTGGGTTTTGAATAATAGACCAACCGCCCATCGTCTGCATTGCTAGTCGTCCTTCAAGAGTTGACCCAACATCTTTTTCAAGAATTTGGAGGGCAGCGTCTGACACATCTTGCCCTCTTGCCAACCCAGCAGCGTACTTAGATTTGCTTCTTGTTAAGTCTCGTTGTCTAACAGCAGAGGCGTATTGCTTAGGTGTAAAAACCCCATTTGCGGCGTTTTTATCAGCCGCCGCCTGTTTCATTACGGCTAAATCTCCAAAAGCGCTGTCTACTCGTCTTAGCGCAGGAGTCTGTGTTGGATTTTGTTTTTTTAAACTCTCTTTTAAACCGTCTAACGCATTAAAAAGAGCGTCCCCAATTTCCCTCTCACTTGCAAGTGTCGAATTACTATAACTAAGCGCTTTTTTACGAAGATCAGATTCTATACCTTTATAAAGCGTTCCAGAAATTGCTGCTCCTTTCGGGAGTTTACTATAAACTACATTGTTTAAAATATCATTTACTTTAGTCCGGTCTTGAGGGCTTGCCGGTATTTGTACGGCTTTTAAAATTTTGGAATAAGCTTGAAAATCAAGTTTAAATCCTGTTTTTGAAAGAACATCATCATATTTTTTATCTACGACCTCATTTGCATATTGAACCGCGTCTCTTCCAATTACATTTTCAGGTAATTTATCGTTAATTTTGTTAAGCGCTTTATTAATAACTCCTTTATTAAAATCAAATAAAGTTTTTTCTTTTGCATTAGCAATATATTTACCTATCAAAGGCATCTTACTTGCAAATTCTTCAAGAGTTTTTGATTGTCCTCCCATCAACTGTCCAGGAGTTAGTGTTACGCCCAAATCGCGCATTGTTTGTTCTGCCTTAGATACAAGAGGATTTAAAACGGGTGCTGCCACCTTAGCTGCTGCTCCCCCGGCGACTGCGCCTGCCACCCCTGTCCCAATTTGCTGTGTTTTCTTTGCCGCAAAGGAGGTGTCTTCTTCTGAAACAACAGGCTCCATAGCCCCTGAAACCCCTCCTGCTTTTAATATAGAATAAATTTTAGAGGCGGCTTGAGCAGGAAGCGCAGCTATATTTGCAGGGCTTAGTACATTACCTGCAACTCTTGCCCAGTCCATTCCTTCCTGTCCGGCGGCTTTTCGTTGTGATTGATATGCCGCTTCTTCTGCGTTAATACTTTCTTGCATTCTCTGAGCTTCCGCTGCGCCCCATGTACTTCCTAGTGCGCCCATGCCTTTGGTGATTAACTGTGAACCTCCACGGAAAGGGTCTAAAAGTCCTTGTCTAAATCCTGAAGGTGCTTCTATTTGTGCCGGAGGCGCTTGTACACCCCCGGTTGGTATTTGCAAGGCTGTTTCTGAACTTGAAGGCATGGGTTGTTTAGCGGTAACGCCTTTCAAAACAGCGGCAATTTGAGCGTCTGACATATCGTCAGGAAACTCTACAGGTTCGCCGTTTACTTCAATATATTGTGCCATTACTAATCTCCAATTTTTATTAAATTTTTTCTATTTGTCCTGTTTTTGGATTATATCTTTTAGTAGGCCGAGGCGTTGTTTCCTCATCAATAGAAACTGGCTTACCTAACTGTAACTCTTGATTTTGTCGTCTAATTCGTTCAATTCCTCGATTAATTTTCTTTTGAGCGCGTTTTAAAATTTGCTCTAAAGCTTGGGGTTCAACATCAGTATTAGAGCCGGACGCTGCTTGAAGATATTTCAGTTCTTCAATAGTATCGCTTCCTCCAAAGTCTTTAAGGCGAGGTATGACAACCTCGGCTAAATATGCTTTAAATGCTTGTGTATTAGACAGTCGTTTTTTATCTCCTAAAATACCAGCGCCGTATTTAGCAATAGTTTCTTCTAAAGGAGCGTAACCGCCAGCGTATATTCCTTTACTTAACAATTCAAGGGCATCTGTAAGCGCATAGTTAGTTTCAAATTTATTGTCTATAGTTGCAATATTTTCCCCTATTTTCTTTCCAACTTCCTCTCCTGCTTTTTTAGTTTGACCGGCAACCAAAGTACCTAAAACAGGCCCCAAACCAGCAACAATCTCGCTTGCAATGCCACCGCCTGTTGTAAGTTTTTTAATTTTATCGCGATAAAAAGCAATTTTATCTTTATCTTTTACCGGATCCAAAGCGGACATTTCTGATAACAATCTACTTAGTTCTGTTGGCGCAGCCGCTGGAGTTGCTGTTAGGACGTTTAATTCGGCTTTAAGTTGATTTGCTGTTTCCGTGTCTCCAGAAGCTATATAAGCCGGAATTGCGCTTTGGAGCGCGGCTATTCTCTGAGCTTTTAAAATATCGGGTGGAACAGTTGGTTGTTTTTCACGAGCCGCCGTTGCAAGACTTGCTGTACCGGCAGCAGACTGTTGAAACTGTTTTGAAAGAGATTCCTGCATAGAAAGAATTCTAGGAACTAGTTTAGCAGCCTCCTCTGTAAGTCCTGCTTGTTGTAATCTTTGTGCGTATTGTTTTAGTCCCTCGACAGAAGTAACATCAATGCCCTGAGCAAGTTGACGCAGTGTAGCGGCTCTTTTGATTGTGGGGTCTTGGATGTCCACGCCTGCGGCCTGTGCAAGTCCCTGCCCCAGTTGTCTTCCAGAAGTGTAGCCCATAAAAGCCAACTGCTGTGCAGGAGATAGTTGAGCAAACTGTAAAGCTTTTGCTTCAGTTTGTTGTTGTTGTTGTTCCTCTGGCGTTAAAATACCGCCAAAGAGTCCAGAAAAATCTGTTGCTGTAGCCATAATTACTCCCAAGTAATATTATTTATTCCCGTATAATCAAAACCGTCTGTTGTTGACCATCCCGGTGACCATGTTAATTGATTGTTATAATAATAATTACCAGAAGGATCTATAGCCGTTCCATCTGAAAAATATTGCCATCCAAAGCCTTCTTGACCAGCTTGTGCCGGATTAGTTATTGCAGAGACTCCACCAGAAGTAGGAAGACCAGTTAAAGAACCGATCAGTTTAGACACAGGATCAGACAGTCCTTTAAAGCCGCCTGTTAGAGCCTGTTGTTGCAGATTCATTCCAGCCTGCTGCCGTGCTGCTGCCTGTTGAGCAGAGGCATTAAGAATCTGAGACACCTGAGCGCCTGCGGTGGACTGCCGTGCGCCCAAGTTAGACGAAACATCCAACGGATTCTGTCCGAGAGCCTCAGCCGTGGAAGCACCTGCCAGATATTTCTCATACGGAGACAACGCAGCCACTTGGTATGCAGGAACCTGACCAAGCAGATTAGCTCCAGTGCCAAACAAGCCAGCACCGAATTTAGTTTGTTCTTGACCCTGCTGCATAGCCTGAGCAGCCAACTGAGCGTCCTGCTGTGCGAGTGCATTATAGTACGCCTGCATCTGCGGGTTAGAGGCTCCCATAGCAACCCCACCAGTGCCTGATGTGGCTCCTACGCCTAGGCCTAGCCTACCGCGCTGGAACTGCTGATTAGTCAACTGAGCTAATTGCTGTTCCCTGCTAGGTTGCAATAAGGCTTGTTGCTGTTGCATCCAATTCTGAGCAGCCGCCTGCGGCGTTTGAGCCAGATAGCCCTGACCAAGATTAAAGAGACTCTGCGCCGCTGCGCCCACAGGAGCGATCTGACCAGCCGCCTGAGTTGCTTGCTCAAGGTTCGTACCGGCCTGTCCCATAAGACGCTCGCGCATTGCAGCCACATCAGGAGCCACTTGGTAGCCAGCGCCTGTGAGCCTGCCTTGATCGTCATAAGTAAAGCCACTAGTGCCAAACCTGGAAGTTACTCCTACGGGACGAAACTGAGCCGCCTGCGCTGCTTGCTGCCCCTGCGCGAGTAACTGGCCTGCTAGCTGGTTTTGCTGACCTGCGCCATACTGCGCTGCCGCTAGAGTGCCTAAAGCACCTACGCCACCGCTAAGAAGCCCACTAAGGGCTTGTTGTTCTTCTGCTGTGAGTGCCATTAGTAAGTCCCCCCGTTAATGGTAGCCGTAAATGTGCCTGAAACCGTCAAGTTAATTGCCGTAGCCGTGCCTGTCAGCGCTGCATTATTAGCATCTGGTTTTGATGAAACTGCCGAAGCAATATTATCAAACTCAGTGTTAAGTTCTGTACCTTTTACTAGCTTAGATGGATTACCTGAAGCTAGTCCGTCCTTAGTAGCAAAATTAGTGCTTTTTACATAGTTACTCATTATCGAGTCCTTCCTGCTTTACAGAATACATCAAGTTTTTGAATGGATAGATAAAAATTATTTATAATTGTTTCAATACCAAGTTGAATAATATTTCCTGAACCGCCTACTTGGATTTTTTGGTTGTCAAAAACCACGCCTGCTGTGTATTCTCCAATATTGTACTCAGCAATACCGTATTCTGCTGGATTGACATCCCCTAGTGTAATATTCTGTGAATCATAGTTTTGGCTATAATCAAAGCCGTATTTTAACACAACATCAGCGCCATTACCACCAATTATTGTAAAACTGATCTTTTTTAGAATTTTAATAGCTGTGGGAGAACCTAGATCAAAGTAGTTTGTGTAGTAGCTCATGATGTAATTACTACCGTTATCGCTATTGGTACAATAACAGCCTACAAAACCAGGAACACCAAATAATATTTCTTTATTTCTAAGAGCAAACATAGCAGTAGGCACTAAAGACCAAGTAGTTGCTCTAGCGGCTCCGTTCTGTAGCGTTGTACGCATATCAAAACAGTATGTAATACCCGCTGTTGGTAAAGACAACAAATAGAAAGCATAACTATCAGAGTATACCGCTTTAATTTCTGAGAGAGTCTCTAAAGCCAAAGCAGCTACTAGATCGTCCCTTACATTGGCGCTTAAGTCCCGCAGGGGTGCAGATCTGTCTTGCACCACACGCTTCATAGACCTAAGACCGGAATCACTGAGAAATAAAACATCATCGCCAGTTACTTTAATACTGTCTCTAGCGCAGCAGCCGATACCGCTTACTGTGTCTGCCAAAGTTAGGTTAGTTGGATCACTAGCGTTTTGATATATAAGAATCTGTCTACGACCAAAAATATATAGATAATTATTATGTGCTGCAATACCCTGAATCTCATCAGCCCCAGAAGGCCACACCTGAGATACATCCAAGACACCAGCAGAGCCTGTATTGAGGATATGTCCAGCTAACAGGTCAGAAAACTGTATAGTATTCTTGTCAGTAGTTGTATTAGCGCTCCAAGTCCGTCCATAAGCGCTTACCACGCAGTTGGCTAGCTGTACAGTTCCTGTATAGCCTGTCTTTTCAGAGATTCTTCGATAGGTTGTCGTAGAGACAGCAGGATCAAATACTAGTGGATCGTGACCGGACTGATACAGGTACAGTACACCATTCAGTGGAGCCATCTGCCAGTTATCGTCCGTAATAGACGGGGCAGACCCTCCACCGCCATAGGTTAAAACTGTAAGAGTAGAGCCTGTCAGTTTAAATATATTATTATTGCCAGCAGCGATTGTATAAGAAGTTCCATCATTGCCGATAAGTTCACCAATGGCTTTAATTGGTTCTGTAGTCAGCGTAGCATTAGAGGTATGTTTAGCTTCCCATCCCTTTCTTGCTCCAATACGACCAAACTTGTCAATAATACAATTATTTGCCAAAGTAGCAAAACCGGACTCCAGAGCCACAGAAGAATCCTGAGTGTTTACACCCATGAATCCTGGAGCAGAAATACTGGAGGTTAGTAACTGTTCAGCCATTACGGATTCACCCAAATAACTTCTTCGAGGTAGCGGTTACGCTCAATAGCAATAGCGTCTGCCAAAGCAAGACGATAAAGCTGATAAGCCTCTGATGACAATACACCAGAGTCTTCCCCTCTTTCAGCAATCGCTTTAGAGTAGGCCAGCATACTCACAAGATGGTCTGGAACCCATACACGGTCACTATCGTTTACAAGATCTACTTGAGGAATAATAAGATTAAACCGAATTGTATAAGCACCGTCAGGGATTGGAAACAAATCTACTTGGGTATCTCCATTAGAGTCTACACCGTTAAAGTTATAGTAAGCAGGGCAACCGTGTCCTGAATCAACAAGCAAGAATTGCTTATCCATCCACACGGTAGGAGCGTACTTTAGTTGAAAGTTATTTGTATCATTAAGTATGTCAATTACACGAAAGCGCATTCCTGAGCCAGTAAGGACATAATTAAAAACACTAGCTGTCGTAGTGGCTGTAAGCGTATTTGCCAATACATTCCAATCGTGTGCGTCTTCTATGTCTCTTTTAGCATCATTAACAAAGACACCAAGCATCTTAGCGTAATTATTGTCTTGCACGGAAGACACAGTAGGCTCCCTGAGCCTTCTGAGAACATTATTGACTAAATTCAAATATGTAGCCATTTAGATTCCTTCTTTCTTTATTTGCTCAAATGTAACAATACTTGAAAAGGTACTTCCAGCAGCCGTAGTTATTGTTATATAGTCTCCTTCTTCCATGACCATATAAGCACCGCCATCCAGTTTAAAAAAGGTTTTAGAACTTAATCCGTAATCAAGCAAAATATTAATAGTTTGATCTGCACTAGCATCATACCAAGCTACTGAAATATCTTGGGTAGATCCTGTGCCGTTTAACAAATACAACAAATTCCATTTAGCATAATAGCCTTTAGGAACAGTATAAATAACTGTCGGAGTTGCAGCAACTAAGTTAGTTCCTACTGTTATGGATCTCATTTTTTCTTCTTAGTTTTAGACATTTCAGACAGGGCAATCGCTATTGCCTGCTTACGCGACTTCACCACAGGCCCTCCTTTGCCGCTGTGCAGAGTGCCTTCTTTCCATTCTTTCATTACTTTTTCAACTTTAGTTGGTTTTTTCATATTAGTCCTTTATATCCCACACACTGCTTTAGAACAAAAAGTAAAAGCCTCCCATGCGGCCCAGACAATGGTGGCTACAACAACCACCACCACAGTTACAGCAATTATTATTTCTGTAATTTCTTGTTCTCTTCGTTTACGCTTTGCTTCTGCAACGCTGTCTTTCCTGGCTTGTTCAGCGTTAGCGGCATCCATGTCTGATGCTCTTTTCTTTATGTTCTGCCAAATATCCATGTTGTTTGTACTAAAGAACAAGCCTTGTAGTTCCTGCTCAAAGTCACGCTGTGCTTTCAGAGCAAGTTCAATCTCAATTGCCTTACCCATCGCAGAGCCGCCAGACTTCTTGGCTTGCTGAACTGCTTTGGTAGCGGTGTGCTTGGCCTCGAAATATTTTCCAATCATTGGCCCAAGCGAGGCGACATCATCCACCGTAGCGGATGCCTTCTTGATCAGAGCAACTGCACTCTGAACCGCTGCTAAGGCTGAGACTGGATCAATCATTTTCCGTACACTCCAAACTTAGCTGATATGCCAACAACGATAAGACCTGTGACTATCACCAGCAAGCCCCATACGCCTTTCTTGGCAATCTCCAGCTTCATCTCACGCCAGAAGTTTTCCTGCGCGGTAGCAGCAGCAATCATGGACTCGTGATAACGGCGGTGACCATCGAAGTCAATCTCACCTCCCGGCGTTTTGGCAAAGCCAGTGTGAACCTTGCGAAGTTCATCCAAGATTTCGTCAAGTCTTTCCTCGATGGTCTTTTCCATTTAATTTACTTCTTCTACTTCAGGGGGTTTCTCAAGTGCAGTCTTCAACATATTAAAAAAGGCATCCCTGCCAATCTGAATCTGCTGGCGCTGAAAGTCCATTGATGCTGCCTTGCGCTCAAGGTCAACCACATGGTCAAGCAGAATCTTTTGCTCCTGCGTCATGTCGTCAATGGTGTACTCTGTTCCGTCAATGCTTACGGTCTGAGGCTGTTTGTTTGTCATTCCGTTTTCTCCTATAAAAACACCTGAAACCGTCAGGCAGCGGCTTGACTCAGCGGAGTCAAATTTTCGTTAGTCCAGAAGTCCTTTGCAAGCATGATCTTCAGATGCTCCTTGTTGCGAGATACGCAGTCGGCCCAGTCTTCGTCAGTCATGCCCTCAGGCTTGCCAGCGTTGATGAGGTTTACCGAGTCCATAGCGGCACTCAGATGCCGTTGGATTTCTTCTTTAGTGATTTCTTCATTCATCTTTGACTCCTTTCAAGTCTTTTGTATAACCAAGTACTACATAACCAAACCGCTCTGGGTATAGTCTAATTCTTGTGCGAACCGTTGAGTAGTTCTCACCAGTGTAATCAGCCAATTCTTTTGCACAACCAAAAAACTTACCATCAAACATCACTGCATTAGCCATGTGGTGCTTTCTGCCGCTTTTAGACTGAGACATCTTTGCTTTTGTCTCTTCTGTATACACACGGCGCTTACCAGCCTCAGATAACTTTGCTATTATCTCATCAGTAAAAACTAGTTTCGCTCTTGCCTGTCTTAGTTTTTCACGATGCTCTTCAGTTATCCCGTAACCAACAGTCCAGTGTTTATCGCCCCGCTGAGCATCAGCAATCTTCTTTTTTGTTTCTTCTGTATGTCGATACCCGCTCGGCCCTTCGCCGCCTTCTGTTTTGTTTGCCAGTTTGTATCCAAGTCTGTTTAGTTGGTCAATGCGTTCCATCTCGGCAAGAAAAGCAAACTCTTCATCTACATTGTCAACCAAAATGTTGACTGAGAAACAACCCGCTTTTGCAACAATGTTATTCCAATGTTGATTGCGTTTATGTTTTGATTGCGCCCTACGACCAGACCCCTTCCCAACATAAAACACCTTGTTGGCATCTGGTCTGATGTGTTCGTAGACGCAAAACATAAGTATCAAGCTGCCGAGTAGTGGCGTGCAATTTCTTCTGCGGTGATTTCAATGGTTTCCATTTCAGTTTCCTTTCAGGGTTGCAAGTTCGGCTTTCACCGAGTCGAGTTCAGATTTAAGCTCTTGGATGGCTTTGACCAAGTATGGGACAAGATTTGGTTGAATTCCCATAACTTCATCATCGACCCACTCTTTTTCAGCTTCATTGGGCGCATGATAAATAATTTGGTCTGGCAAAACTTGTTGGAATTCTTGAGCAATAAAACCAATTTCGTGCTTGTCGTTTTCTTTGTAGTCAAACTCAACAGGGCGCAAAGCAGTAATAACACTCAAACCATTGGCAACATCTACAACATTCTTTTTGATGCGTTGGTCAGAAGTAGTTGACCAAGAAGCGGAGTTGTTTCCTTGATAAATACCGCCATAAGACGAGCCGTTGTACGCAACAATAAAGCCTGTGTTTGAGCCTTTACCAGTTGTGTTTGGCGTTCCAATAACCAATTCGTTTGTATCTGTTGCCGCATTAGGTTGTGCGTTAGAACCAATAAATACGCCATTCGTTCCGCTAGTTAAGTTGCTTCCAGCGGTATAACCCAAAGCAGTGCTTCCTTGCGCTGCACCTGTATTGTTATATAAAGCCTGATAACCAACAGCAGTATGGTTAGAGCCTGTGGTGTTGGAGTAAAGGGCAAATGCTCCTAAAGCGGTGTTATAAGAGCCAGTTGTGTTTGAGAATAAAGAAAACCTACCTAAAGCAGAAAGCAAAGTTCCAGTTGTGCTTACATACCCTGATGCCTGACCAACAAATGTATTTTCTGATGCAGTAGTATTTTGTTGACCAGCATATTCTCCAATAAACACATTTGCTGAACCTGAAGTATTTTTTTCACCAGCTTTCGTTCCAACAAAAGTATTATCAGCAGCAGTATTACTATACCCCGCCTGATACCCCACAGCAGTGTTGTTAGAGGCGGTGGTGTTGGACTGTAAAGAACCTGTGCCTACTGCCACATTGTTAGAACCAGTAGTGTTTGATTTTAATGCACCATCAACACCTGAATTATTATCATAACTACCAAGAGCAGTATTTGAAGAACCAGTCGTATTGGACAATAATGCTCTTGAGCCAAAGGCTGCTATTCCAGTTCCAGTTGTTGTATTAAGTGCAGATGCAGCACCAAAAGCAGCATTTTGTGCCGAAGTATTGTAATAAAGAGATTGATAACCTACTGCAGTGTTGTTAGAGGCGGTGGTGTTGCTACGAAGCGCAGATGTTCCCATTGCCACATTTGATACACCTGTGGTATTTGAAAATAATGCTTGATAACCAAATGAATTGTTATCATTTGCTGTGGTTGTATTTCTTTGTGATTCCAAACCAAAAGCATTGTTGTTAGAACCTGTGGTATTGCTAAATAAAGCATAAGCACCTAAAACAGCATTGGCTGTACCAGTCGTATTGCTGTATCCTGCCTGATACCCCACAGCAGTGTTGTTGTTGGCGGTGGTGTTGGATTGGAGGGATTGAAAACCTACAGCAGTGTTGTTTGAACCACTAGTATTAAATTTGGCTGCATCAGTACCTGTAAAAGTATTGTAATTACCCGTGGTAGTGTAATATCCAGCCTCCATGCCAACAGCAACATTTCTAGTTCCTGTTGTTTGACTATACAAAGCTGTGTAACCTATAGCGGTAGCCCAATCACCAGTTGTATTGGTGTATAAAGAATTTCTACCCACTGCGGTATTGAAGGAGGCGGTGGTGTTTGATAAAAGTGCGGAATTTCCAACCGCAGTATTATTTGCGCCAGTAGTATTCGCATTTAACGCACTCGCACCCACCGCAGTGTTGGTGGACACAGCACCTGCGCCGCGACCTACGGTGATGCCATTAACGCCAAGTTGAGCGCCATCAAAGGTTAATACGCTACCAGAGGTAGCAACCTTAGACCCGTTTAAATACAAAACGCCATTAGCAGTACCAGCGGATAAAGTCAAACTGCCAGATACGGTTATGTTACCGCCGCCGTCATCAATAATAAGCGTCCCGGTCTGGGATGGCAGCGTCAG